GACGTCCAGTGTATATAGGAATCGATGAGGGCTTAATCTGTCACACTGTTTTATACACAGAGGGTGCTGCCTTTATGTGGCTACGGATAGACCCAAGCGAACTCAAGGAAAGAATAGCCGAACTGGACCAAAAGTATAATATTGTGGCAGGAGCGATTGACCGTTATCCATACACACCGCTGTCAAATGAGATTAGGGATATGACCAATGGAAGAATCCAGCCAGTAGTATATGGTAGTAACAAGGCGGCCGAACCGAAACTGGAACAAGATAAAACGGTTTCCTACTATAACTGCAACCGTACTGATGCTCTGGATGCCGTAAAATCAGCCATTACAGAAGAGAAGATTAAGTTCTATGGGTACTTGGATCAGGACGACATAATCGTTGAGCACCTAAGAGATATGGTTCGTGAGGAGACCAAGCCAGGAGAACAACCAATGTGGCGTAAGCTGAACGGGAATGACCACTTTTTTCATGCCCTAGGCTACGCAATGGTGGCACAAAAGATCCACTATGTGTCAACTTTATCACTAAATACTGAAAAACGACAAATTATTAGCTTGACAGGACCTCAAGAAAGTTCTAATAATGATTCAGTGGATAGAACTAACTTGCGTGGGTATTCAGGGGGATATTCCTTCAATAGGTTGGGATATTAGGAGATAATATGGCTTCGATTAGTAAACTATTTGAGTTCATACTGCCGAAAAAGAAGGCAAAAACAGACGGTAACGCATACACAGACACCTACCGCTCTGGACGTACAGATACCCTTACAGCACCTGGATATATGGAGCACATCGACGACCTTTATGATAATAGGTCGGCTTCTGATTCCAATGAACTACTACAAGATTTATTTAGGCAAGACCCAGACTGTTCAGCAGCTGTGAATGCCTATCTTACCTCTTCTAACACACCGCTTATACGTTATGCGGTAAATGCAGACGGAGAGATTGACCAAGATGGCACGAAGACCTTGGAATACTTAATTGACAAGGTAACGAGCCGAAATGACTACACACTCAACTATCAAATGAAGCAATCCCTATCTGAGATTCGTGAAAGCCTCAAGTATATGTTGTTGTTAAGGGGGGCTGTTGGTGCCGAACTCGTTTTCGATAAGACATTGCAGCCTAAGGAGATCAGAAACGTAGACATGCTCTACGTGAAGTGGTACGAAACGAAGAATGGAGACTTCAAACCACTTCAAAAAACTGAGGAATCGGGTGAAGAAATAAGCCTTGATGTGCCGACTTTCTTCACCACATTCTTTAGGAGAGATCCGACAGACGTTTACACATACAGTTATTTCGTAAGTGCTATCAACGTAATTGCTGCACGCCAACAGGTAATCAATGACCTGTATCGCATTATGAATATTACTGGTTTCCCGAGAATTGACATTACTGTTCTTGAGGAAGTGGTAAAGAACAACGCTCCGGTAGATGTTCAAAACAACCCAGACCAATATCGTCAGTATGTAGCTAATATGGTTCAGACTGTGGCCAATGCATTTAGCTCGGTTAAACCACAGCAACCTTTATCACATACGGATGCCATTACAGTTAAGATGATCAACGACAAGAACCCCGGCGGATCGTTACAGATTTCCGAGGTTATTGACACTCTGAACGCACAGAACCAAGCCGCTATGAAAGTGGTATCTGCTGTTCTGGGTAGAGGTTCTGCTGGCGTAAATACCGCTTCTGTTGAGGCTATGGTATTCGCAAAGAACGCAAGTGAACTGAACGCACCGATTGATTACTTACTGTCAGAGATTTTCACACTGGCACTCCGCATGACTGGCTTTGACGGTAGAGCCATCATGCGGTCAGCCCCTGTAGAATTGAGAACAGAGACCGAATTAGAGAACCAATTAACAATGAGACAGGCGAGATTACTTGAACAACTCTCACTAGGTCTCATTTCCGATATTGACTTCCAGCTCGAGATGAGAGGGAAAGTACCGTTAGGGCCAGTTACTGCTTTATCTGGGACTAATTTCCAAGCAACAAAGATAAATACCTCAGATACAACATCTAACTCCGACCCATTAGGAAGAAGCTTGACGCCTGACAACAGTGATATGGCGAAGTCAAATAGTAACAAAACAACTAAAGATCAACAGAAAGGAAAGGACCTCAATTAACAGTAAACTAAAATAAACTGTTGCAGAGTATTTAATTTCTGTTATCTTTATGACAAAAGGGGTAAAATTATGGCTAAGAGAGTTGAATTAACCGATCAGATTATGGAATACGTTAGAACCAAATGCGGACCTGACGTAGACTTTAATCAACTGGCTCTTTATCAGGCAAGAGGTATCTCTACAGAGCCGCTCTCCCAGGATACACTGTTCAATAAAGGAGTGCTGTCTCGTAATGCTCTGGTCGATATGCAGAATTTAATCAATGATCCGCTTTCAACAGTAACGATCCAAGCCATGCACAATACCAGCGTTCTGCCAACAGGTAAAGTAATCCATGTAGAACTGGTAGATGAAGCAGACACTGGTCATTCGGCCCTATACACGTTATTTGCCGTAAGCACAGAACATCAGGACATTATCAATAAGATCGACAACGGTATCATTGATGAAGTGTCTTATGGGTTCTTGCCGAAAAAGATTTTGTGTTCTGAATGTGGAAAAGATTTTAGGGACGACGATGTATCATTTATTGACCTTATAGAGCACAGATGTCCCGATTGCGGAGCTATTATGGGTAAAGATGGAGCTCACGTTATTATCCCATCTGTAGAGCTCGTTAGTGAATTGTCTTTGGTAACCAGAGGAGCGGCTAAACACGCCAAAATCCTCGATAAGGTTTACCAGATGGCGATGTCAGAAGAGAATACTTCGGTAATCAATCTGACTAAACAGGAAGTCAGAAATGACCTCCTGAAAATAAATTTATGTTCAACAATCAGCAAGGAAGTAGATATGAACTCGGAAGATATTAAAGCAGCTGTATTAGCAGCTACAGAACCTCTTGCAGAGGAAATAAAAACAATGCAATCTACTTTGGCTTCTCTGGGAGAGGAGAAGAAAGCTCTTGAAGCAGCTAAAGGCGAGGCTGAAAATGCTAAAGTTGCTTTGGAAGAGGCAAATTCTACTTTAACCCAAGAAAAGTCTGAACTAGAATCTGCACTGGCTGAGGCAAAGAAGAAAGCCGATGATATTAAGGCTGCCTTTGATGCTGAAATCCAGAAAGTATTAGTCGCAGCTGGTTTATCTGAGAACATTCCAGAAGACCTCGAAGGTAAGATGGAACTTCTCAATAAATCGCACCTGATCTTGTCAGCTATTCCGGTAGACGGTGTAGCCAGTCGGGCAGACCATTTGAAAACCACCGCCGCAAAAGTTGATTTTTCGGCATTTAAAGTAAAATAGGAGAAATATAATGGCTTATCAAGGCGTTACATTGAAAGGGGTTACCCCCGATAATGACCTTACCTTTATCCTCAACAACGACATCGTTGAAGAGAACGTAGGTTTGGTTGTAACTCAAGATAGTTCTGCTGCCAATACGGTTAAACTCGCTGGAGCAGGTGATGAAATCTTGGGTCGTTTGGAAACATACGAAGACAGAACTGCAACAGCTGGATACAAAGTTGGTACAGTTAAATTGGTTGGCGGTATGGAATTGAAAACAGCCGAAGGATATTCTGCTAAGGTTGGCGATAAAGTAGCCGGTGCCGAAGGCGGATACGTTCAGAAAGCTGACGATTCTAACGTTACTGTTTGGGAAGTTCGTTCCAACAGTGTTATTGTAATCAAAAATAGCTAAGGAGAATTTAGATGTTAAAAAGTATTTTAGATTTAAAGGCTTCTGCTAAATCTTTAAACGAGTTGCTGGGTGATTTGAAAGCTTCCAGCAGACAGGATTCCGAAAGAGCTGGCTTAGACTTAGCTGCTAAAGCTAAAGAATATGGCTTGCCGATGGACGACTTCCTCCGTTTCGCTGTTGATCTTGATGCTTCCGAAGAGGGCAAAAAGTTCGCTGAAAACGGATTAGACGGATATGAAGCAGCTTTGGCTTACTTAGGACTTCCGGTTAAGAACGACTACTCTAAAAAGGTTAGCTTAGCCGCTACTAACGAAACATTCCAGACATATCCTGGAACTCGTGTAATGTTCCCTCAAGTGTTGGACAATGTTTTAAAATGGGCCACAAACCAAGACTATCTCGAAAACGTTGCCGCTCTCGTAGGTAACTCTCGTACAATCAACGGAACCGAAATGATTTCTATCGTTGCTGACTCTGACGAAGATGCAGAAGGCACATTCTTGATTTCCGAAGGTTCTGATATTCCGGTTCGTGCCATCAAGACATCTGAATATGCTGTTAAGATGCACAAACACGGTTCTGGCTACGAAGTAACTTATGAATTTGATCGTCGTGCCGCTATCGACATCATGGTTCCGTATGTTGCTCGTATTAACCGTCGTCTGGAATTGTCCAAAGTTGCATTAGCTACACAGATCTTGATTAACGGTGATGGTGCTCACGGTGCTGCTCCGGTTATCAAACAATCTGAAATGGTTAAGAAAACTGGTGACACACATGTAGCAAACAAACTCGTATATGGTGGTTTGTTAGCTTGGTTAGTTGATCGTGCTGGTAACGGTGCTCACGCTCCGATTGATACCATTGCTGGTAACTACGACATGTACTTACAGTATATCTTGATGTTCCAACCGACATTGAACAGTGTATCTCAAGCAGAAGCATTGGCAAGAGTTGGTGGTGCTAAATTAGACACTGCTGGTATTCCTGGAATGTTCGTGCCGATTAAATTCGCACTTTCTTCCTCTGTACCGGCTGGCAAGTTGATCGGTTTCACAAAAGCTGAAACTTTGGAAGAATTGGTAGAAGCTGGATCTCAGATTTCTGAATCTGAAAGAGCTATTAAGAACCAGAAGATTACTTATGTTAAATCAGAAGTAACTGGTTATCGCTTGGTATTCGGCGACACTCGTTCTATCTATGATACAACTGGTGAATAATAAAAGGGAGAGATGGGAGCCGTTTAGGCGGCTCCCGATTTCTGAAAGGAGACTAAATGTCAAAGATTTTTATTAAGTTAAAACAGAACATGTTGCTGGACCTTTTTGGTAAGCAGACAATTATTTCTGACCGTCCACAAGTCGTAGAGAATACTGGACTGGTAAACTCTCACATTGCTAAGAACGACATTAGACTCATCGCAAGCTTAAAAGACACTGCAACTGATGCAGAATGGGTTGCTTGCCGTAACGCAGCTGCCAGTGAAGAAGCTGCTATTAAAGAGTTCTTGGCTAAATATGACGTAAATGCTATTGAAGTATTCCATGATGACCTGACTGCAGCAGCTCCGGTTGAAGAAGCCGTTGAGAGAGCCGAGCCAGTTAAGGTAGAGAATACCCCGAAAAAGAAGAAAAAAGCCTAGGAGGGCTGAGGAATGCTGTATGTATTTAAGGACGAATCTGTAACAATTCCCGTAGACTTTAAGTTTGAGGGTGATTTCGTTAGTCCTGATGAGGGTACATACTCATTCAAACTGAGATCCTTTACGGGTGACATTTTGTACTCAGAGGATGCTTTATATGTGGGGGAAACAGGAGAGAACGAATCGGGAGAAATTACACTTGCCGATTCAGTAAACATAGAGATCCCAGCTGAGTACAATACTTTAGAAGATGGTAAGCTCTTTGAGACCAGAATATTAGAGGTCAGCTACAATTATTTGGGCAAACCCTATACGATAAGAAATTCCTACAGAGTGACCAATTTCTTCTATTTTGATGCAACGCCACAAGACGTTCGTAATTATTATGGGCTGAACAGTGGTGAGCTACCTGACGCAGACATTGATCTGGCAAGTTCCTATTTCCAGCTGCTTCAGAAACATGGGAACACTTTTACTGAGTGTCTATCTTCTGGAGGCGTTGGTAACATTAGAGCGAATCGTCTTATTGTATTAAAGACAGTATTATCCGTTTTTTCATCTGTTCGCTTGCGTGTTAATCAGGAAGAGAATGACGGTAGCTCCAAGTTCTTACGTTACCTGAATAAGATTGATTGGGATGCTCTGTACGCTGACGCAACGGCTGAAATGGAAGAGCTGGAGAACAATCTGTCAGGCGAAGATACAATTAGTTACACCGACTACACCCCATTTGCTTTGGGTTCAGTAGTTGATGCTATTACTGGTGAAGAAGACTAACCTAGGGGGCAGACATGGGTGATTTAGTAAGAGTTGGGAGGTCAATTAGACACTGCTTCGTTAAAGAAGATGGCCACCGATTCTATGGTCAGCTCTTGAAACCGCCGATGTCTCAAACCAGAACTTCATCTTTCTTTAATCCCAGACGAATCCTTAAAGTTGACCAAAACCAGAACATTGAGAACGGTGAGGTCTTTAAACTACTTGACGGGGAGTGGGGACTGACCTTTGATAACACAGAGGGCTACTACCGTGATGCTATTTACAGAACATTTGGTGTGATTGTAGTGGATTCGAATCTTACTTGGAAACGCAGAATATCCGAAATTGATCCCCTGACGAAACTGGAAAAGACTGTGGGTTATGAAGATCTCGGAAAGCTCAAGTGTTCTATGGAGTTCATGTCCTATACAGATGACTCCCTTAAGATCCCACAACCAAGATATAGATTGCTCTGTGGCAAGGAAATACTGCCAGGAGATGTACTGGATGACAAGATTACCGTTCAGCATGTAGAGCGAATGGCTGGAATAACTATGGCTTATGTAAGAGGGGTAAACATTGGCAGAGGTCAAAATTGATAGCCTTGCTGACTGGGCATTTAGGGCACTCACAACCGTTCCAATGAATCGTTATGAGAAGCTTAAGGACGACCTCGAAGAAGAAGTATCCAAGAGAACCCGTAAGCTATTCCGTATTATGGCTGGTACTTGGGATGGCGTAAAAGCTGTTGACGTGCCACAGAATCCGTTTAGAGGAAGACCGTGGCCAGGGTTCTCTAAAAGATACCTGAAGACAAAGAGAAAGCACCACATGTCTGGTCGTTTCTGGGTATTAACAAGAAAGCTTCAGAACTGGCTGAAAACTGCTGACGTAGAGGCTGTTTGGGGTCAGCCTTATATTGTTATGACCCCGTGGAGCGAACCTAACACCCCCCTGTGGAAAAGTCGAATCCATGTAGAGCCTTTCCCTAATTCAGAACCAGAAAATATGCCTGACTACATTTACCAGAGATTTTACTCTAAACACAATGGTATAAGCAACGAAGACAAACGACCAATCATGAGTAAATCTATGCAGAACATTGTAAACCGTCAGCTTAAACAGATGATAACCAGAAGAATAAAGAAAACTATGGAACAAGGAGACTAATATGGAGAACAGGAATATTTACTTAGATGCCTATAATTCAGTGGTTCGGCACTTACAGAATATGGTCAGCGAACTGCACGAACTCGGATATTCTGACAATTTGGAGTTCAGAGACATTGACGGACATGCCGAGAATGCTGTGCTCGAGAATATTGACTACATATTCCTTAAAGAGTTTTCCGGCTCTATTGAATATCAGTTCCGGTACTGGACATTTCTTATCGGGGTCAGCACTTTTGAGGACGAGAATATGTTTAGGCATCGGGCAATCCTCAACTACTTGGTAGATCGGTTCGTACCGCTCTCTACCATTCAGCTGTACAATTCCGAGACAGCAGAACCGTCAAAAGGAAAGCTCATCGTTGAGGGTGATGAGTTTATGGTTATGCCATTCTCTAAGTACAACACTAGGGCTGTTCAGTATTTGTCGGTAGGTGTCTCATCAACAGAGACAACGCACGAACGTCCGCTTCCTGACCATATTTAAGACCCAGCTGCATTAAGTGAACTGCCTCGCCATTCTTTGAGCGACCAGTTACCTTAATACGGTCTTCAATGATTTCCCACAACGACTGGGGAAAATACACAGTCATTGCTATGCGTTCTTCTTTTCTCTCCACCATATATGTCTCCACTCATCTGTAATTTAATAAAAACTATTAAAAACTGTTGTTATAATAATCACAAAAACTTAATATGTAAAGTGCAAAAATAACTTAACTATGAAAGGATTAAACTATGTCCGCAGGAAGTGCAAAAACCGAAAAATTTAACCTTGGTGCTGCCACGGTTATGATCGGACCTAAAGACCAAGTGTTAGATTTAGTTCCTGAAAAACACTCTATCGGCTTGGTTAAAAACTTTACATTCTCATCTAACGATCAGTACATTGACTTAACTCAAGGCGTAAGAAACACCGTTGTATATTCTGTTAAGACTGGTTCTGAAGTAACTGCCTCTATGGAAGCTTATGAATACACCGCTAAAAACTTGGCTTATGCTCTTGGTTTGGAAGGCTATGAACTGTCTGATGGTGTTGATTTGTCTCTTAAAGAAGCTGTTGACGGCGACATGGTTACGACTGAAATCTCTGCAAAAGCTGGTGATGCTTCTGCTAGTGATATTCTGGCTGGTGACTATGTAATCGTTCAAGGCAACAAGTCCTCTAACGAAGACATGATTTTCGTTGGTAAAGTTGACTCTGTTGAATACACTGCTGGTTCTGCTGCTCAAATTTCTGTAAACGGAACTGTTGGTGATTTGATGAATGCCTTGAAAGCTGCTAACGGTGGAAACGCTATCTTGACGATCGAAAAAGGCTATATGAAAGTATTGGCTGGTAGCTCTCAAACGATTACCTTGTCTGATAAGTTCAAATCTGTATTCGGTATCACAGAATCCGGCACTGGCCCATTGACTGGTACGGTAAGCTGCTCTTGGAAAGATTCCTTGAAGAACATCGGTGGTTCTGGAGCTGGCTTTGCTGCTAACGATGAAGTTGTTATCTCTATTGATGGTGACGAAGTAGCTGAAGTAGTATTGAAAACGAATCCAGTTGCTGATACTTCTGCATTCTTTAGCATTAAGTTTGACAGAGCTATCCCAGAGGGCTTTAGCTTTGTTGCTGGTGACCGTGTTCACAAAGCTAACCTTATCCCGGTTGGTTCTGCTGAAGCTCAACCGACATTGGGTGCTAAGATTGTTGGTATTTTACCGGAAGGCAAAGCTCCAATTACTATTATCATTCCGAAACTGCGTATCACAAACGGTTTCTCTCTTGGTTTCCAGACAGACCAATATGGGAACATGCCGTTTGAGTTCACACCATTCGAGCAGATCCCGTCTGACCCGTTGTACAAAGAATACGGCGATAAAGGGTTTGCATTCTTGCTCGACTAATTTCTTGACTCAAGTCTCCAATCAAGTCGAGAGCGGTCCGGTAGCAATACCGGACCATTTTTGTAGATAGGGCTTGATTTATATTAAAATGGGGTTAGAATAAGGACGTAAACTTAAATAGGAGACAAATAATGAGCAAGAAACCGAACACAGAGAACACAGAAAGTGTGGAAGCATTGAGTGATACTTATAACATTACGGTTGAGGGTAAAGAACGTGAGATTAAAATGACTTACGGCTTGCTCCAAAAGTTGTGTGGTAAGTTCACGACAGTAGGACAGATCCAGAACCTTGACATGGACTTTGACCTACAGAACTATATGATTAACGAATTATTAGACGAAAGAGATGGTAATGGTGTCCGTCTTAACCCAGGAAAAGATTACTCATTCGCTTTATCTATTGAAGAGGGTGAGAAATTAACAGCTTGGGTATCGGAGCACGTTGCTAATTTTTTTATTTTACGCTTAGAGAATCAAACAAAGAGCCAAAAGCAACTGGAAAAGCTAATCGGAGACTTAGTGAAGAAAGCTCAGGCTCTGGAGAACGAATCGAATCCTGCTTAAACTGGATCAAGGGGCTTACGTTTGAGGAGCTCGTATTCTGGGCATTTGGTGATTCTCTCAGTAATATAAAGTGGCGTTATTCGTTGAGGGAGATACGCAACTATACTCAAATCAAGGTCTCGGAAAAGCAGACAGATGCTATGAAAGACTTTGAGGTGATGATAAAAGTACTTGCTATGGCTTTCGGGGGTGGCAAGGCAAAAGAAACTAAGATTCAAAGTAAGGACCAGTTACAAATGGCCCTTAACAAGATGAAAGCATAAGGAGAGGGACGGTTAATGAGTACCGGAGAGAAAGCAAACGTACAGATTGACTTGAACGTCAAAAGTAATGCCGAAGAGGTTGCAGAGAAGCTCCAGAAATATGCAACTGACGCTCGGACTGTCTACGGAAAGCTAAAGAAAGACATTGATCTGGTTCGGTCAGCGTCTGGAACGGCTACCAATACATTAGCTAAAGGGCTCGAAACAGCCACCGCAAAAGCCAAGACACTCTCCAAGCATCTGGCAACTCTAAGCAATGCAGTAGCTGGATATGAAGCTCTCGTTAATAAATCTCTGGTACAAGGAACGGTTACAAACTTAAAGTACGGTAACCAAGACTACATTAAGGCTTACATAGCTCTTCAAAAGATTGCTATTGACAACCAAGTAAGATTGAACACTCTTACCAGACAGAGTGTATCCCCGTCTGACTTAAAGATCTCTGGGACTACATACGCTGAGAGAAAACAAAGCGAAAAAGCTCTGAAAGATTTGCTCAGCTATTCCGATGTTGGTATTGCTTATAAAGAGAAACAGCTTCAAGATAAGAATGCCAAAATGGAGGCTGCTTTAGATCCAAGAACGGAACTAAGGAGCTTTTTGAGCAACAAGAAGACTGCCTCTACTTATGGTAATGCTGCCTTAAATCAGAACATTGCTGGAATGGCTATAACAAGTTCTGCATCACTTGAGAAATTTAACACAGCCGTTGATAAGAGGAATACACTCCTAGAAAAGAGCACAAAGGAGCTGAAAGAACAGACAACTGCTCAGGAAAGCTCAAACACTGCAGTAGATAAAGCTAAAGCCAAACAGGATCGGCTTAACGAAACACTGGGACTTACACAGCTCAGGATTATGGCGAACTATGCAGCCATCAACAGTCTGGTAAACAGTTTTAAGTATCTCATCAATTACACAGTACAATACGACGAGGAACTGCATCAGGTTCAGGCGATTGCGGCCATTTCAGATACCAGTATGCAGAGCTTAAAGGGAACTATTGAGGGTGTTGCAAACTCTACGAAATTTACCTCTCTGGAAGTTGCAAAAGCCACCACAACACTGGCACAAGCTGGTCTTTCCGTAGAGCAAATTAAGAACACATTGCCAGCTATTGCAAAACTGGCAACCGCAACTGGTACAGACCTCGCAACCTCAACGGATGTACTGACCTCAACTCTTAACATTTATAATTTGCAAGTATCCGAGGCTGAACGTATTACGAACTCCTTGACGACTGCTATGAACGAATCTAAGGCAGACATCGGGGGCTTCCAGACAGCTATCCAATATGCTGGTAACTTTGCGTCCCAGTTAGGTATGAGCTATGAGGAAACAGCAGCAGCAATCGCAGCCGCTACCAATGCTGGTATCAGATCTAAGTCAATGCTTGGTACTGGTCTTCGTGCTGTCTTAACCGAATTTCTGAAACCGACCACAAAATTACAGAAAGAGTTAGAGAGCGTAGGGCTGACCGTTGATGATATTGACGTAAAGACTAAGGGCTTCGTAAATGTATTGAGAACCTTGAAAGAAGCTGGTTTCGGTGCAGAGGAAGCCTTTAAGGGTATGGAGAGACGTGGTGCTGCTTTCTTGGCTGCATTGATTAACCAGACAGATTATATGGATGAACTTCGTGGACAGATGGCTGGTAGTACGGCGGCAGCAAAAGCAAACGATGTCCAAATGCAGTCCCTGTCTTTTCAGTGGAAGAACTTTCAGAGCATTTTGGGAACAGCTGCGGCCAACGGATTAGAGCCTGTTACCAAGTCATTATCAAGCCTTTTATCTGTCATCAATAGTATCTTACAAACAGGTGCTGGCAGTTTCTTAGCTCAAGTATTGTTTGGTGTGGGAACGATAGCTGCAAGTGTAACAGCCGGAAAGTATATGATCTCTACTCTCGCTAACATTATAACAAAGGCAAGAGAGTTTGGCCTCATCACCTCTGGTTTGAGTTCATTCGCTGACAAGAAAAAGCTGATTGCTCCATTCGTTGCATTGACTGGACACCTTACGAGTACCACTAAAGCTGTCATTACTTTAAAAGCAGCCCTTACCAGTCTTGTTAAAGCCAACTGGGTATCTATACTTCTTGCTGCTGCTGGAGTTGTTTATACGTTAGGTAAGAGATATAATTGGTTCACGTCCGAGTTAGAAAAAGCAACGGCCGCTTATGAAGAGCAGACAGGTAAGGTAGAAGAGGCTAAGACTGGGTTAAACGAAG